GTCACGATCTGCGTTTGCTCGCGCGTGCCCTGCGCGGCGGCGCGCTCTTCGGTGGCCCGGTTGTGGCGCTGCTGCTCCATTTCGCCCGGTGTGGCGGTGCGCGGCAGCGTCTGGCCAGTGGCCTGCGGGTTGGTCATGGGGTTGGTGTCCACCAGCTGCGTGGTGCCGCCCAAGTTGATGGCCTGCAACTGCGGCAGGGCGTTGGTCAGCATGTCTTTGGCCTGCTGGGCCTGGGAGGCTTTTTGCAGCAAATACTGGCGCAGCTGCGCCGGGTCGCCGGGCACCTCGCGCGCAATGCGGGCGCCTTCTTCCTGCGGCAACAGGCCGACATTCACCAGCCCGGATATCTGCTGGATCACATCGTTGCTGGTGACGTTCGGATTGGCCAGCAGGCCGCCGATGGTCTTGCCGGTGTAGTCCAGGGTCTTGATGATGCGGTCGCCGTCTTTGGCGAAGCGTTCGGCCTCGGCCTTGTCAGCGTCGCCCCACTGCTTTTGGTACTCGCCCACGTCCTGGCCATAGCCCGCCTCGGCCATGCCCTGGGTGAACTGGGCGCGGTTGAGCTTGCCGTTTTGCGTGTTCAAGCGGTGCAAGTCGGCCAGCGTGCCCTGCTTTTTGATGGCCTGCTGCTTGATCTGCGTGTCCAACTGGCGCGCGTCTGCCTGGGCGGCCAGGTCGCGCAGCTGGTAGCCTTTGCCGATGGATGCGCCCACGTCCAGCGGCTGCACGCCCATGGCGATGCGGGGGTCTATTTGTGCCATGTGATTACCCTAGTGCGCTCAGTGTCAGATAGTTGTTGACGCCGCCGGTCAGTGCATTGGCCATGCCGACATAGCCAGAGGCCCGCGCGTTGCCTGCCTGAATGGTGTTGCTGGCCACGTTGTTGGCCGTGTTCATGTTGCCCTGCGCAATACTGCCCGCCGTGCTCTGGCCGTAGGCACCGATCTGCTGCGTGGCCTGCTGCCCGGTGCCAGCTACTCCGGAGATCCGGTTGAATCGGTTCGATACGTCATTGTTCCAGCGGTTGTAGCTGTTCTGGTACTCGCTGCTGGCCGTGTCCTGCCCGAATCGAGTCAGAGCCTTGAGCGTGGCGCCAGACAGGGCCGAACCACGCGATGCGGCGCTGTTGTCGATGGCTTTCTGGCCCTCGGCCTGGCGGAATGCGTAGCCGGGATCGGCCTGGAAATCCGACATGCCGAAGTTGCTGTTGACCTCGCCGCCAGGGTTCAACCCCGCCGTCAACTGGCTGAGCTGCCCCATGCCCGCCTCGCGCCAGGGCTGCATGTCCGCGCGGTTCTGGTCGTACATCTCCTTTTGGAGTTCGTTCGACTCGCGCTGTGCCTGAAGCTGGGTGTCGCTGGCGTTCTGCGCTGCCTGGGCCTGTGTTTTGCTGGCCCGGCTGGATGAATAAGCACCGACAACGGCGCTGCCTACTACTGCTGCTGCGAGTGGCATAACAGTTCCTTTTTTGAAATTCCGAACAAATCCACCCCGAGCAGCACGCCTTTTCGCAAAAAGCTGCTTGGGTTGTGACCGTAGAGCGTCATGCCGGCGCGACGTGCCAGCCTGGCAGCCAAATGGTTGTCTTGCGGCACACTGGTGGTGATGCGCTCAAAGCCCGTGTGCTCAAACACCCAGGCAATCGCAGCCTGAGCCGCTAAGTGCGTGCGCCCCCACATTTGCGGAAGCACGCAGGTGTGCGCCTCTGTGGTGACTGCGTTTTGCTGATAGAAGGCAAACACGCCACTTGCCTGGCCGTCGGTGACCAGCACATAAAGTGCACGATCTCCATCAGCAGGCAGCGGTGCGAAGACCTCTGCCCTGGGCGCTGCGTCATCACAGCACCATGGATAAACCGCTGGGTTAGTGATTACGCTGCGCACTAGCTCCATATCGGTTGTGCGCTGCGCTTGCATCAGGCTTTACTCATCTCAATCACCGACCCGTACACGCTCACCACGCCCGCCACATCGGCCAGCGCGTACAGCGCATCGCCGGGGTTCAGGTTGTGGTTCAGGTGCGGGCAGGTCCAGGCCTCATTCGTGGCGATCACGTAGGGCGCAACCACGCGGTTGGCGTTGCTCGGTGCGCTGCCCGCCGTGACCAGGTGCACGCTCAGGGTGCGGGCGGCCACGTCCTGATTCGTGAAGGTGAACGACGACAGCCGCGCCACTGTATTGGCCGGCGCGGTGTAGAGCGCCGTCGCAGTGGTGCCCAGCGTGACATCTTGCACGCCCGCTTTTTGATTCATGAACATGCTTAATCTCCAATGAGGCCGTGCGTGCGCAGGGCGGTGACGACTTGGGCCAGCTTCGCGCTGGCGTCCTTGATGGCGTTGTCGGTGGCTTGCGCTTGCGACTGGGTGTAGGTGGCGGCGACGGTCTGCCCGGCATAGGCGGTGTAGGCCGCCACGCCTGCCGCGCGCGCCCCTACCACCTTCACGCCGCCCACATGGAATGCCGCCGCCGTGCTGGTGCCGCCGATGGATGCATTGCCGTCCACCGTGGAATTGCCGCGAATGCGCGCCCCTGCCGCCACATCCAAGTCGCCGCCCACTTGCAGTTTCGCCGTGCTGCCAGCAACCCCTGTGCCGACGCGAACGCGGCCACCTGTGACCGCCAGATCCGTTTCGCCCAGCACTTTGATGCGCGCGAAGGTGTCGGGGGTGATGGCGGCGGGCGGCGTTGCGGCCATTTGCTCCCATGCGCCCATGGCCATCATTTGCACCACCTGCCCCAGGTTTCGGTTCTGCGCCTCCAGCGAACTGATCCGCTCCAGCAATTCGTCGTAGCTTTGCAAGGCCACAGCATCACCGTACAGCTCAGAATTGCTGAAGCCGACCGGCCCACCCACGCGCCGGAACATGCCCGCCAGCAGCGTCAGCCACTCGCGGGTAATCATCCCGTCGCCATCCACCATGGGCACGCGGGCCGCTGGCAGGCTGATGTTTTCGCTCATGAGGCATCCAGTCGGGCTTTGATGATGTTGACCGGCACCGGGTCCGTGACCTCAATGCGCAGCACGCGTTCACGGGCTGATCCCAGCCTGCGCCACAGCGCCCGCGTCTTGCGCTCGCCCACCTTGCCCATGCTGGCCCAATGGCCGTGGCTCCAACTGTGGCCACCATCGTCCGCCCACTGCAACTTGGCCTGCGGGTCCTCGCCCTGCCCGGTCACCAGCCCTACGCCGGTCTCCATGACGATCTCCAGCGTGTGCAGGCGGCGCCGCGTGCCATCACCCGAAAGGTACGGCGCGACACGGATGCGGGGGATCAATTCGCCCGCCTCGCCTTCGCCCAATGCCTCATCGCGGTAGTGCTCAGCGTCCAGCGCATACAGCCGCCCGGTGCTGTGGTCGCCCACCAGGTGCGCCCCTGCAAAGTGCGCATGCACATGGCCACGGATGCGGTGCACGTCGTCGGTCTCGGGTGTTCTCCAGGCCCGCTCGTGCCACAGATTGGCCGCCGCGTCATAAACCCAGGTGGCGTCCGCCGAAGGGAAGCTGATGACGTAAAAGCTGTGCCCACCCTGCTGGTATGTGAAGGCCACAGCGTCATCAATCCGTGGGTAGCGGCTCCAGGCATCCTCAATCGGGAACGTGCTCACGCGCTGCGGCGTGTAGCCATTGGCGCGCCACAGCATGCCCTGGCCACGGTCGTCCGCACCCAGCCAAAACACCGTGTTATCGAGCTTCGCCACGGAATGCGGCGCGGCACAGCCATGCTCAATGAAAGCGTTACTCACGCGGGCCAGCGGGAAATCGGGGGCGCCAGAGTTGTACCAAACCTCGGTCGTGCTCTTGCCGAAAAGCCACAGCTCCCGGTGGTCCACAATCAGGCCCACCAGGCCATCGGGCGCGCCTTCTGCGGTGGCAAATTCCAGCGCGTCAATCTGGGTGCCGTAGAGCTGGCTGATGGCAAACTCACCCGTTCCGGGCCGGTTCCAGACGAAATAACCATCCAAAAAGGCCACAGCGTCCGCACCGGTGAAGCTGGCATCGGTGATTTTGGCCAGCGTCCAATTGGCCAGCGTGAGAAAGTAGCCTGCGGCCCCTGTCACGATCATGGCCTGCTTGCCGTTGCTGGCCATGCGCACGGGTCCTGTGCCGTACAGTGCGCCGATATCGGTCGCCACCTTGCCCGTGGTCACGCGGTACAGCTTGGCGCCGCTGGCCACAAGCAGCGTGGCGTCGTCAATGCGCAGCAGGCCACGCACCGGGCCGGCGCCCACATCCAGCCATTTCTTGTGGCCTGGCGTGGTGGTCAGCATGGCCACGCTGCGGCTGCTGCCCGTCTCCGACATGACCGGGTACAGGTTCACGCTGCGCTGCGCATCAAAATTCAGGCTGCGGCTGGTGTAGCTACCGCCGACAAAGGGGAACTCGGTCACAGCAGCGCCTGGTCAAACGTGGCCACGGCGGGCCGGATATTGGCGCGCTTGATGGCGCCCTTGGCATTGGCCGCCGTGCTGGCCAGCGTCTCGGTGATGGCAAAGCCGTATTCTTCGCACAGGTGCACGGCCAGGTTCAGCGTCATGGCGTGGAACCAGCCGGGGGGCAGCACCAGATCGTCATTCATGTCCGCAATGGCCACGATGGGGTGGGTCACACGCAGGTGCAGCACGCCCTCACTAGGAACGGGCCACAGCGTCAGCACGCCGTCGGGCATCGCGCCTTCATAGGCTGCCCAGTAAGCCTCGTCCTGCTCGGTCTTGTCGCGCATGCCGTCGAGAAACTCGGGCGCCGCCATGTGAATGGGCGTGTCGCCTTGCGCTGTGCGCACAAAGCCCGTCAGCACACTATTGGGTCGCGTGGCGATCAGGTCGCCCGTGGGGCCAATCGTCAGGCGCGCACGTCCGGCAATCGGCGCGGTCAACTCGGTGGTGCCGAACACCAACAGGTGCTCCAGGCTCCAGCTATCGAGCATGTCCGACAGCGTGGTCACGGCATCGGTGATCTCTGCGGCGGTGGGGGTCTCGCCCGCCGCAATCACGCCGGAGCGGATCAGCGCGCGCTGCGCAATGTCTGCGGCGGTGCGCACGGGTTACACCCCGTCCTGTGCGGTGTCGGCCTTCTTGCGGCGGGCCGGTTTGGCGTCCGCGTCCGGCGCGGGGTCTTTGCCAAAGTCGTGCCAGCCATCGGCGCGGGATGCTGCTTCTTGCTCTGCATCATCCACGATGGAATGCGCATCGCCCTTGAAGAGCATCTTGGGGAATTCTTGAAACATGGGGTCTCCAAAACAGCAGACGAAAAAAAAGAGCCTTGAGGCCCCATCTGATCGTCTGCTGTGGTTTTAACGCTTACTCGGTCACGCGCACCGCATGCATCGCGCGCACGGCGGCAAAGCCGTACAGCACGTCAATGCGGGTGTTTTCCAGGTCGTTCACAAAGTCGCCACCGGTCATCACGCGCACGTTGATGCCGTTGGGCAGTCGGGCGGTGTAGCCTTCGCAGCCAGCCAGCACGCCCAGGGGGGCAGTGGCCACGGTGAAGGCGTCGCGGTGGAACATCAGCGACTGGCGGTAACCGGTCGAAGCCGCACCCACCAGCACCAGCGGCGCACCCGAAGCGGGCGAGGCGGTCACGTTCTTGCCTGGGCCGGTCGGCACGATGGCCGGGTAGATCGACAGCGGAGAGGCGGTGGCGTCAGCCAACACGGTGAACTGCTGCAGCTTGCCCGTGTCCTGGCCGGTCAGCGGGTGCACAGCGTTAACACCAGTGATGGTGAACACC